ACCGCCTGGACGATAGTTGAACAAGCCACCGTTAATCGTGTTGCCCAAATCCCACTGCTGCAAGTAGTGACGAATGCCACCAGTAAAGCGCACGGGGACAGTATCACCATCTGCATTGGTCGTGGTCGTTGTGCGAGCCACACCAAACATCATGGCTTTTTCCATCTTCTCCATGTGGCGAAGGGAGTTGTCCTTAACGCTCTTGCGATACAAGGGTTTGGAGTCAAACGTCTGACCCATCTTAAGCGATGTACCGGTGAACGGACCAACTACCGTGCGGAAGATCTGCGTGTAGTTAGTGATTTTGATAGGCAGACCTGTGCGACCATCCGAGCGTGAGCGATCACCTTCAGCACTTGCAGTGCCAATGACCGAGATGTATTTGCCATTGTTAGTGGTGTCTGAGTTCTCAGCAGCAGTAGTGCCAAAAGCACTGTCCATCACCTGCAGCGTGAGCAGATTCTTACTCACATCATTAGCAGTCACCCAACCCACAAGCTGAGCCTTATTGCTTCCACTTGCATACGCCACGTCGCGCACGTTCACAATGTCTCGCACGCGGAACTCGCTAGAGTCCACAATCGTGAGATACACCGTGCCACCAGCAGCCACAGTGGCCTCAGCCGCTGCAGTTCCACTTCCAGCACCAGCATTAGTAGCAAAGGGCCCTTTGCCAGATTCGCACGCAATAGTCTTACTGCGCACGCTCTTCCATTGTTCCTCATGCCATCCGAATTCTGGGTCCGTAAGCTGCTCCATGTCATCCGTCAGGCTCAGCAGTCCCATCAAGGGAAACCGACCCGTAGGATAATCATAGAACACCTTACGACGAGCATTGAGCGCGCGATTTGCTTCGAGCGCACTTGTTGTCATCAGTCCTAGTATAGCCATTGTCTTAGTTTGTTTTTCTTGTTTCTCTTGGGATTACGTCCCTAACGTTGCCACACGCTTACGTGCCCAAAACTTTTTGCCAGTTGGGCTTATTACCTCCAGCACCGCCGCCGGAGCCGCCAGATCCGCCGCCACTCATACCAGCCATTCTAGGCATTCCTGCCCGACCGCCAGCACTAACAGCTGCACTACCACTGAGCGAAAATTCAGGATTGTATTGCTTCACTTGCGCTTCAACCAAGCGAGCAATTGTTTTCTTAGTCTCCAACAGTTGCTCCTGCTGAGTCGCGCCATTAGGCCGCCAGCCGCTTGAGCGCAAATGATTCATCGCGCCGCGCACAAGAGCACCATAAGGTTTGAGCGCAGGCACAGACTTAACCACATCCGCGGCGAAAGCACTCGCACGTTGTTCAGCGATTTGCTCCTGGAGAGGAGTCAATTGCGAGCGCACACCGTCTAGCTCACCCTTAAGAACCATTCCTGTGGCTGTGTAAAGATGATTGTAGATTCCACTCACAAGAGACTTGAGAGCCTCAGTCTGCTGCGGAGTTACGCCTTCGCCAAAGAAAGCCCTTGCCACGTTTTCATCTGGCACAAACTTCTTCGTGAGTTTAGCGAATTCTTCCTCGCTAAGATTCTGCGTAGGCTCTTCTCTCTGCGGCATGACCTGCTTCATAGCATTAGCCATAGCCTGCGAGAGCACATTAGGATCAAACACACCAGGAGCTTGCGCACCCTTGGCTGTCTCTTCACCACCCTCATTACCACCTTCATCGTCAAAGAGAATCACTTCATCTTCAACATCTTCATTTCCACCTCCACCAGAGAACTCTCCAGCCGGTGCCATCAACACTGAATTATGCCACATGTTCATTGCGATTTTCTATTTCTTTACGTTTTTCCAAGATACTGTTTGTTTGTGCAAGGGTGTCTTGGAACCACCTTTCTTGCGAAGAAATTAACGAACGCTTACCAATATACTGCTCACGGCCACTGAGAGACTTAAGATCCAGCGGGACTCCAGTAAGCAAAGTTGCATCTCCCAACTTAAGAGCCTCCTGTTGTTGGGCCTCCCACAACCTGCTCACTCCCAGCTCCAGGCACATTTCCAACCCCCGGCGGAGGCGTTCCAGCTCCTGGGTTTCCCATTGCTGTGGGTCTGGTAAAGAATCTATCGACATTGCGCACTCCTCTTAGTTTCTGAATTGTTTCAACTGCTTTTTCCAAATCAAACCCGCTAGCCATAGCCATCTCGGGATTAGAGATCATAACCGAGATAAGCTCTTGCAAACTTTGTGCTACGAATCCTTTTTCCGAATTCATCGTAGAGTCAAACACGAGGAAGTCCTCGCAACCCACCAGCTCACGAGGGTCTTCCGGTGCAAACACCGGCCAGAGAGCAGCAACCTTTTCCGACTTCCCAAAAACCTTCTGATACGTTTGAAAACTAAACCCTTGGCGCTGATTGATCATGAGCTTTTTGCCAAGCGGACCGAGGCAAGAGTCCCACGCAACAGAAAGGATCATCTTCATTCGAGCAGCTGCGCCGGAGTTGGCTGCACGATTCTCAGTGGCCGAGCGCCTACCAGGGGCATACTGACCCATCGCGTTTTCATTCACGCCTGTGACAAACTGCATTGTGCGCAAGAGTGTGTCAGCATCGCCAAAGTGATTGGTCGTAGTATCGCGAATGTCTAGCTGATGCACAAGAGCCCTAATGTCATTCACAGGAGCATTCTTTGTAAGATACACAATTGGACTGCGAGACTCAAGCGAGGCTACATCCACATAAGCAGGATGCACGACCATATGAGAATCCAGTGTGCGTCGCACAGACTCAATGCGCGAGTTGTAGAGCCATGTGACGGTTTCTTGTAGGAAATGCACCGTGTCGCTCAAGCACTCGTTTAGCTTCGCTTCACTGTCAGCGCTGAATTGACCAATATCGTAGTTCCATCCTCCATGCAGTGCAGCCGTGCGCTCGATGCCAACCAAGCGCTCATTAGCAATGCGGAAGGTGAACATCACAGGATAATTCTCACGTCCAAGGCCATACTTTTGAGGCACAAGCATTGCGTTGCCCTCGCAGTAGATGCACATAAAATCAGACTCATCAAGTCGCTGAGCAAAGCCACTTTCGACCAGCGAGAACCGATCGTATTGCTGTTCTTTGTAGGAGTTTTTCTCCAGTGGTCTCACCCACTCAGTGCCAGAGACTATGTTCTTGAGTTCAAGAGCTTTCACGTTTGTGATGTGCCACTCGTCTTCATCACCAATAAACGTGCCCTCTTGCCACCGTGTAAGTGGCATCCGCATATCAGGACGAATGCGATAAGGCGAGATATTTCGCACGCGATTACCCTCATACGAGATAGCCTCGATTTCCTGCTCCGCTGCCGAAGTGAAGATCCCCATGTCGTCAATCGACATCGGAGTAGCCACCTTGACTTGCTGAGTGTCTACTGTCCACCAATGTTTAATCGGCGCGCATCCAGTCCGTGCCATATCTAGCAACCACTGATACAGTTTTGCATTCCATTGATTGTGGACAAGATCACGCTCGAGTCCTCTCTCAATGAGATCAGAGATGTCTTCATCCTCAGCACCACTTGCAGCCATTTCATAGAACGTCTCGTTCTGCTTCAAGAGCATGAAGCCAAAGCTTGCGAATGTCTGCACTTGCGCATAGCTCAGAGGCACTACAAACTTCTCAGGCTCATTTGCATCCGCAGCCTGAAGATCTTTTTCATCCCGAAGTCTATTGCCACGATAGACAGCAATGTTCCTGTCCCACTTTGTGTAGCTCTTCGAGATTCCGCCTCGGCTGCGCTTAAGCAGCTTGCGAAATTCCTCTTGCAGCTTCAGCATTCCAGGATCAAGATCCTTCTGCTTCAGCCTAGCTTTGATTGAGTCTTCTAGCATAGATATCGTGAAGCAGTAGAACGTTTTTTGACAGCCTTATGCTTAGGCAGCGAGAAATCAATCGCATTATCTTCCCTACGAGGCTGGATGATCTTAAGCGGCTTAGTCATATCCATCCAAGAGAGCCCCGTGAGCACCAAGCGATGAAGGTTTTCCATCATGTGATCGGGAGCCTTAGAATCAGGCTTTTCAGTCTCGATATCCCAAACATAACGATCAAATTCATACAAAGTCTCTGCAAGATCCTCATGGAAATACACCATAGGATTACCTTGTGCATCCCGCGCACGCAGTAGCTCTCCAGTGCGCAGAATCCCCTCCATCATGGCCTTACTCCCAGGACTTACAGGAATCCCATGCTGCGTGAACTCATCTGCCATCGTGCGGCCATTGATAGGATTAGGTGTCCAAGCCAGCGGGTCACACACAGCCTGGCAGAGCGCAAGCTGCTTAGTATGCAAATCTCGCATATCGACAAAACTAAGCTTTGACTTGATCATCTGACACAGCTCATCAATATGAAACTTCTGCCAAATTTCTGCAAAGAAATACGTATATCCATACGGACTTGTTGCCGAGAACAACACAGCCATAGGAATCTTAGGATGAGGATCTATCGCACAGCGAATAGCCCACGTTTCAGGTGGCGTAGTAGGACTAGTCCAACCATGAGGAGTCGCGCTATACACATGCAACTCGCGATCAAACTCCCTATGGATAATCCCAGCCAACATCTTAGGCCTACCATGAATTCTACTCTCCAGCTCGTGGGCAGGAACGTCACGCATAAAATCCGACAACGACTCGCGCGTAAGTGTCGGGTTGTCCATTGAGCTACCAGTCATCACCCAATAGTCTTTCTGCTCTACGTTATCGAAAGTTTGACCCTCATCAAACTCTCTACGCCCCTGCCCACGAGGAATAAAGTAATCGTTAATCCACAGCTCCGTAATCGGTGTGCACATGAACCACGCAGAACCTCTGCGATCCACAAGCCCTCGCGAGTAAGCTGCCCACATTTCTTTAGGAATCGGCTCATCCACGTGCACAAAGTCCCAGTCACTAGACTCATGGCCCATAGGGTTAGACTTGAAGCTCTTGACAGTGTCAATACACAGCGCACTCACTCCACCCCACTTAGACTTGATAAGAATCTTACAAATATGCCCCGATTGATTCTTCTCCACATCCACATAAGCGCTCCGAGGCAAAAGCTTAAAAATCTTCCCCATGGATTCCCCTTCGTCCTGCGAAGTAAAGATTTCTGCCGCCTTGTCCCAATCCTGAACAATCAGCACACCCTTAACACTGCGCTCAGGAATGCCCACATACCGCTTCGGATCATACTCATCATACCAGAGCCTCTCACCCATGCACCAAGCGATATCTTCCGCAGCTCCACCAGTAGATTTCCCCCATCGATTCCCCGTCCGCACATACCTTCTGCGTTTGCCTCCAGCTGCGTGGAACTTGTCCTGCTTCGCATGAGGAACATAGTAGAGAAGTCCATTTTCTTTCTTCAACTCCACCTGCCTCTCCAGTGCACGCTTAAGCTCTCTCAAGCGCGACAACTCATTCAGATCCAAACCTTCAGTTTGGTCCGTTTGAGAAGTAAACACCTGGAGAGACTCGGACATTAGAGGGCAGAGCGAACGTGAGTGATACGAGAGATGGGGAAGGGAGAGATACAGACTTTGTCGGACTGATTGCCACCGAGACAGTAGACTGTATCGCCTTCGATATGGTCGATGAGTGTGACGTGGTTGCCACCTGGTCGAGACATGATTGCGGTCATGCCCTTGAACCAGTTGGTTGGGTTGAGAGAGATCGGGCGTCCCCAAGTAGCCCAAGAGATAGCACGATAGTGAGCGGCAGGAACGCCTGTGCCAGTGATGAGACCGATATGGCCGCGGAAGCAACCACACCAAGCGATAGAGCCATCGATGTCACGCACATCGTCTTTGAGCCAGGAAGCTGCTTCATCAATGAATTTGATAATCACAGGGTTAGAGCCTGGGCCGGGAATTTCGGAGACGCCAATGTATTTGGCGGCTTCAGAGTAGATAAGTAGATTTGTGTTCATCGCTCAGCCTGGAAAAGCTCAAAGAAAATATTAGCAAAAAACTTCACAAGTGATTCACTTGGTGGGGACTTCGTGACTTTTGTGCTAATGATTTTGCCGTCAGGGCGAGCAATAGTGGTCTCAGTGACAGAAGCACATGAAGTTAGTGAGACGAGTGTGATAAAAAGAAATATGTTTTTCATGGGCGTTCTCCGTGGCTGGTATCCCATGCGCTCGTA